TAACGCCAAGCATTACAAGGTTGTCAAGAACAAGGCGGGTGAGGAAATCGGTATTGAGGAACAGACACCCCCTGCCCTGCTCAATGTCATCCGACAGTTCCTCAAGGACAATAACATCGAAGCGGACCCGAAGAAGTACCGCGAGACCGGTGAATTCGTCCAGCCGGAAGACCTTGAAGACTATCCGTTTGACGGGGAACCGAAGCACTAACGGCTGTTAAAACAGGCATTTACGCCAGAAAGGTTACATACGATGCAATGTCCTATCTGCTGGCTCGGCGGCAAGTTCGCCGCGCTCAAGGCGAAAGTCCTTGAGATGATTGAGAATTTCAAGGAATCCATCCGTAGTATCCGCCGGGGCTTCTGAAATTACCCGCGTGTGGGACACGGGGAGAAGATAAAGTCTTCTCTCCGTGGCTCCTAGACCCATTTAAAACGATTTTAGAAGGGGTGTATGACCTCATTAGAAACAAGGTTAAAGGCCGACTTCCGTAACTTCCTCATTTATGTGTGGAGAAATCTCAGCCTTCCTACGCCGACGCTTATTCAGTTGGAGATGGCAGAGTACCTTCAATGGGTATACGAGAAGTCAGACAGCCGCAGGGCTATAATCGAAGCCTTCCGTGGCGTCGGCAAAAGTTGGATTACGTCAGCCTTCGTGTGCTGGCTCTTGCTCAAAGACCCTCAGTTGAAAATCTTGGTTGTGTCCGCAAGTAAAGAGCGGTCCGATAGCTTCAGTATATTCACCAAGAGGCTCATCCATGAACTTCCAGTTCTGAAGCACCTTAACCCGAGAGATGAACAACGCACATCAAACGTCGCCTTCGACGTTGCCCCGGCTAAAGCGGCCCATGCGCCGTCTGTGAAGTCGGTGGGCATCACAGGTCAGATGACCGGCTCACGCGCGAATGTCATCATCGCTGATGACGTTGAGACTCCGAAGAACAGTCAAACACAGGTCCAGCGGGACAAGATTTCTGAACTCGTCAAAGAGTTCGAAGCCATCCTCAGCCCCGGCGGAACTATCCTGTTCTTGGGAACCCCTCAGACGGAGATGTCGCTGTATAACACGCTCCGACACGAGCGCGGCTATATGTGCCGAATCTGGCCTGCCCGCTTCCCCTCTCACAACAAGCTCGTCTATTACGGTGGTGCGCTTGCCCCGTCCATCGTCAAGGTCTGTACCGAAGAACCGGAACGAATCGGGACTCCGACTGAACCGACGCGGTTCCCCGACGAGGAACTTGAGGGCCGTGAGAAGTCCTACGGAAAGTCCGGCTTCGCGCTTCAGTTCATGCTGGACACGACCCTGTCCGACACGGAGCGGTATCCCCTTAAACTGAGTGACCTGATTGTATTGGACGTGGACCAGACGCAAGCCCCTGTGAAGGTGGTGTGGTCCTCTGGCGCGCAATACACCTTGAACGACATCCCGTGCGTCGGCTTCACCGGTGACAGGCTCCATACCCCCATGATGGTCTCCGACAAGTGGGCAGACTTTCAAGGCTCGGTTATGGCTATCGACCCCTCGGGCCGTGGTCAGGACGAGACCGGCTTCGCTATCGTAAAGATGCTCTATGGGTTCCTGTACCTCGTGGAGTCCGGCGGTTTGAAGGGTGGTTACACGCCTGAGAATTTACAGATACTCTCCATGATGGCGAAGAAGCACAACGTCAACGCCATTATCATTGAGTCGAACTTCGGTGACGGAATGTTCGCCGCCCTGTTGAAACCCGTTCTGTTCAAGGTCCACGGCTGTCAGGTGGACGAGGTCCGCCACAACATCCAGAAGGAACGCCGAATCATCGACACCCTTGAGCCGGTCATGAACCAGCACAGACTTGTGGTCGATAAACGCCTGTTCAATATGGACTTCAACTCGTCCGACGTTCCCGCCTATCAGTTGTTCTACCAACTGACACGCATCACGCGAGACAGAGGTTCGTTGGCTCACGATGACCGTCTGGACGCTCTAGCAATCGCTGTGGCGTATTGGGTCGAACAGATGAGTCGAAGCACCGAACACTCCGAGAAGGACCACGAGCGAGACCTTTTGGAAAAAGAACTTGAGAAGTTTATGTCTAACTTCGGGGTCGGTAAACCGGGATTCCTCGGGCTGAGTAGACCTACAAAGACCTTTGACAGACAGTCCATGTCTGGACTGAGTAAAAAGACTTTTGTTGTGAAGACTTAGCTCCGCCCCCTACTGGAAGAAAGACCATCCAAAGGGGACTCCATTGACGCACATCTAAGTATGCGACTTTGGTGGGGAATTTAAAAGCACCCACTAAAGGAGAACAGAACCATTGAAACCCTGTTCTCCATCATGTGTGTGTGTGACTCTCCTTTCCCTTCCTCTACAAGACCCGAGTTCTGACCTTGTCAAAGGTGTCACTCGGGCTTCGCTTATCTGTGAGGGACTGTCGGCTCGACTGTCGGCAGTCCCTTACTGACATAGCTTTAAGGGCGACTATGTTAGTTGATAAGCGAAAGGGCGAAGCCCAACAGTAAGTTAAACTATAAGTTTAACCTGTAGTAAGAACTATAAGTTGGACTATAAGTATTGACTACAGGTTTTACTATAGTTTGTATTCTAAGTAATAGTAGCAAGTAATAAATACTTGAGGTTTAACTTAATGTCAAACCTAGTGTCAACTTCACGTTCAGACTTCATGTACTTCGAAAAGTGTGTTCGTAAGTGGGTCCGTAAACTAGGCTTAACCGCTTGGGACGTGACTGTCTGCTTGGGCGATACCGACGCAGATTCGATGGCTGAGTGTCTGTGTCACCTTCAGCAGAACTCAGCGACCATCAGCCTTTCAAGCGTTGCTAGACGCAACTACGAGTTCCAAACTAAGCATAAATGGACGAAGCGGGAGATTGAGGCGACTGCTCTGCATGAAGTCCTTGAGATGAAATACAGTCGTATCCGCAGTTTCGCAAGTCAAGGCATCTCTGAAACTCTGGTGGACGAGGAAATACACCGGCTGATTCAACTTGATATTAACCACCTGTTACCCTTGAAGTGAACTGCCAGTTGAACCGTGAGTTCAACTTCATTAATAACCAGGTTTTAACTGCTAAAGAAATATCAGTTGAAGATATGCAGAAGATTGTAGATGCAAACGAAAAATTAGTTAAGGAGTTGATAGATGGAAATAAATAAAATCTACAATGAGGATTGCCTTGATACAATGGCAAAAATGCCCGATTGCTTTGTGGATTTGGTGGTAACATCTCCACCATATTCGGACATTCGGACATATAACGGGTATGAATTTAATTATACGAATATCATTACAGAATTGTATCGCATAATAAAGGTAGGTGGTGTTGTTGTTTGGGTGGTTGGAGATAAAACAAAAGATGGAACAGAAGAACTACTGCCATTTTTTCAAGCAATTTCTTTTAAAGAAAATGGGTTTTGTGTAGAAACCATGATTTATGCGAAACCGAATTGTCCTTTTCCAGCTAATGTTAGGTATAACCAGCAATTTGAGTTTATGTTTGTTTTTAGTAAAGGGATTCCAAAAACATTTAATCCTATAAAAGAATTAAAATCAGAAAAAGAAATTGAAAAAATTAGAAATAAAAGAATTAATGTTGAATCAACATCTTTTAGAAATAAAGATGGGTCAACAGTAAGAGCAGACTCTGATGCAAGAATGTTGAATAGGTTAATAAATTCAGCATGTGATATTGAAAAAACAAGAGGAAATGTTTGGGTATATCCGTCTGGATATATGGTGAGTTCGAAAGATAAAATTGCCTTTGAACATCCTGCTATATTTCCAGAACAGCTTGCCAATGACCATATCATATCTTGGAGCAATGAAGGAGATTTGGTTTATGACCCATTTATGGGAAGTGGGACGACAGCGAAGATGGCAAAGATAAACAAGCGGAATTATATCGGAAGTGAAATATCAAAAGAGTACTGTGATATTGCAGAGAAGCGAATAGCGGCACAGGTTCAAACGTGAGTTCAACTTCATTAATAACCACCTGTTACCCTTGAAGTGAACTGCCAGTTGAACCGTGAGTTCAACTTCATTAATAACCACCTGTTGCCTCAGACGTGAGCGGCAGGTCCAACCGCAGGTCGAGCCGAAGGGTCGGAGTGATAACCCGCTCCCCTTCTGGCTCCCTGACGGTTGGTGGTCCGGCTGAAAAAGGATCACAAATTTCTGAAAGGGTATTCGCGCGCGTAAGAACCGTCTTTTCCCCCTTAGGGGGCCGTCGGTCCGGTTCAAGTCCTTTCCTCATATTATGTTGCCGATTCCGTCCTTTTTATATGCGGTTCCCGGTTCATGTCACAAAGTCCGTCACAATCCTTTATATAAGCAATCGGATTCATTACGTTTCAATGGGATAATATATCTCTTTTATATTGGGAACCGGTCCGGCTTGCGGTCATGACCGGCGGTCCCTTCGCCGTTTGTCCTGAGGTCCGGCGGTCCGTTTGACTTGCGGTCCCGGCTTGCACGTTTCTTCCCGTCCGTTTTATTTGACGATATAGTTTGTGAAAACGTAAGGGGTTCTGGAATTTTGTAAGGTTTTTTCCAAAAAATGTGAGAAAACCTCGTGAAAGTGTCAAGGTCCCCGTGAATTTGTGACATAGGTTCCAAATAATGTGAAAAACCCATGATTTCCCGGGCTGTTAGACCTGGGACATCCCCGGGTTTCATATTTTATTTTATGCCGCAATCCCCTTTTGTTTTCGCAAGGTTAGCCTGGATTTTACCCTTGGCATACGCCCTGCGTCGGATGTTATGGCACAGGGCCTGCATTGCCTGTTACCAAAACAAAAACGCGAAAGGGGACAAAGGAATGGAAAAGACGGGAATTATCACGACGGCGGAGAAGGAAGTTATCGAAACGGCTTTTGTCAAGTGTAACGGTTGCGGCGAATTCATAAAAACCGACGATGCAAGTTATTACTTCGGGACTTTGCCATTGGATGGGCAGGCATACTGTGAAACCTGTTTTTATGACACGTTTTGCATCTGTGAAGATTGCGGCGAACCATTCCCTAAAGACGACGGCGAGATAGTTCACTATAGGAACCGGGACTGGCGTATTGATCCTAAGGATTTTAAGGTTGTCTGTGAATCGTGCCTCGAAAACTATAACAGGTGTGAAGATTGCGGCGAATACTGGTACAGGGACCAAACGTGTTGCACGGGATACGGCTATCATATATGTGTATCGTGCTATGAAGACAGATATGGCAATTGTGA